GAGTAGATTGTATTGCAGAATATAATGGTAAATTATCAGTAATAGATTTTAAAACATCTACTAAAGAAAAAAAAGAGGAATGGGTAGAGAACTATTTTATTCAGACTTCTGCTTATTGCGAAATGTACGAAGAACTATATGGTAAAGCAATTGATCAGATTGTTATATTGATTGTGACCGAAGAAGGTGCAACACAAACTTTTGTTAAAAATAAGAAAGATTATTTACCCCTATTAAAACCAGCTATAGAGGAGTTTCATAAGAAATTTAAAGAAAATGGAAAAACTAATTAAAACAATATGTGGATTATTTTTTATATTATGTTTATCTAGTAAGTCATATGCAGACCCAAAGAGTCTATCAGGATATCCTTGGGATCTACAACAAATGCCAATATGGTGTGGACCATTAGAAATGGTTAATAACGCATTAAAACAAGAAGGTTATGTAGAGTTTGAAATTGCATTTGGTAGAATTGCAGCATTACCAGACGGTGATATTGCTTATGCAGTAATGACTTATGCTTCGAAAGATATTGAAGGACATATAATAAGAACAATGGAGACACCTGCTCAACAAGAGAAATGTGTATTAGAAGTATTGTTCGATTATAAAGTTTTAGAAACACCAACGAATTAATTGTTGATAAGAAGACAATAACTTTTAGGGACCTGGGTGCAATACCCAGCCACTCCACCATTCAAACAATGAAATTTGAGGGGTGGAAATAGGATCGACCATTAGGTAAAACTTCTAGGAGATTGATCGCTAACACCGTACTGTTATTTAAATGCTGACTCACAAGGTTTCGCATTAGCAGCTTAGGCTACTAGGGGTTTGCCTGTACCTCGCAACAGAAACAGGCGCTATAAATTATGAATAATTATATACAAATATATAAAAATGCAATAGATGATGAGTATTGTGATGAACTTATTAATAAGTTTGAAATTGAATCTAACAAAGAGACCTACGATCAAGGTCCTATGTCATTTACACAAGTCAATCTTAATCAAAACAAATGGCAAGGCGACATAGAAAGATTAACATCGGTATTCTCAAACTCACTTGAACAATATAAAAGAGATTGTGTCATAACAGATAATATGTGGCCAAAAAGATATGCCTTTGAAGAAATTAGATTAAAGAAATATTTACCTAATGACAAAGATCGTTTTGATCCTCATGTAGATTCTATCAATATTGAATCGGCAAAAAGATTTCTAGTATTTTTTATATATCTACAAGATAATGATAGAGGAGAAACTAACTTTCCTCAACTAGGATTAGCATCCCCTTGTAAAAAAGGTTCTTTGTTAATGTTCCCACCGTTATGGCCTTGGTTACATCAAGGCATGAAACCAATAAATCAACCGAAGTATATAGTAGGCAGTTATTTACACTATACGCTTGACAATTAGCATTGAATGTAGTATAATTAAACATATGTCAGACGCAATATTAACACCTAATAAGTTTGCTTTAATTATAGAAAACATAGTTAAAGATAAAAAAACAAGTTATATAGACGCAATATTAGAGTATTGTAAAGACAATGAGATTGATCCTGCTAATACTAGATCAATGATTAATAAAACACTAAAAGAAAAGATTGCTTACGAAGCACAAAACTTAAATATGTTAAAGGAGAAGGTGGCAAAACTACCATTTTAAATTATGAATAATATAACACAAGTACCTCATGTCAATTTTAGAGTAAGAGAATTAGGCGATTGGGTTGACACAAATACTGATACTTACTTTAAAGGTAAAAAAGTAGTAGTATTTTCTTTACCAGGTGCATTTACACCTACTTGCTCAAATCAACAATTACCAGGATTCGAAAAACAAGCAGATGTTTTTAAAGCACACGGCATAGATGAAATTTATTGTGTATCAGTAAATGATTCTTTTGTTATGAATGCTTGGGCAGCAGATCAAAAATTAGAAAATGTAAAAGTAATACCTGATGGTAACGGTCAATTCACACAAGAAATGGGAATGCTTTGTCAGAAAAGAGATAAGTGTTTCGGTGAAAGATCATGGAGATATGCTATGATTGTAAATGATGGTGTTATTGAACAGATGTTCGTTGAACCAGGTAAGACAGATGACACACCAGAGGATCCTTATGGTGAGTCTTCACCAGAGAACGTATTAAAATACCTACAAGGTCTTAAAGGATAAGAGTGAATGGTTTTGAAGTATATAAAATCTATCTGGCAATCAAGTTACATTTCACTAGTAAGAACCAGAGTTATGACTACCATAAACATCATGGCCGAACAACGGCAAGGATGGAAACATTCACTAAAAGAAGGGATCGGTATTTTTTTCACAAACTTAGCAGAACTTACAGCGATATTGATGTCACTAATTATTTTGTCAGTAATTTTGTTTCTAACACTAATCTTTGGATTGGGGATATCATTGGTAGAGCAGGTGATGATAACTATAAAACGTGGTCAAAAAAAGTAGAGGCGCTACACTATTACTATGAACAAGATATAGATTATATATTAAGTATGATAACAAAGAAATTAAGTTTTGATGATTTGTTTACTTCTAAAAATAAACAACACCCACCTATACTTAAATACTTTCTATCTAAAAAGATAAACTTTGAAACGCTTATTATATTAGATGACATATTAAGATTTTCAAAAAGACTAAACAAGGACATAAGTGAAAAAGTATTGTGGCCTAAATTGTATGATAGAATGATAAGATATAAACCTTTCATGTCATATAATATAACAAAATATAAAATGACATTAAAAAATAAAATAAAGGATATGTAATGGCAAAGATGAGAACATATAAATTCTGGAATGAAGCAGGTGACGAAAAAGAAAAAGAAGAAATGAGTTTGAAGAAGGCAGTAAGGTCTGTTCAAGGTGATTACAAAGATAAATTTATTAGTGTTGAATACACTACTAAAAAAGGTAAACAGATTAGTCAATCTGTAAAAATACCTATGGGTAGAAAGATAAGACAGGCAATAATAACAGAAGCGAAACGATTGGCAGCGAAAGCCAAAAGATTATAAGGAGAAATATGACAGACGATAGATCAGAAGACGCAAGTTATGAAAATGAAGCGTCAGCACCTAGTCCTATGGTGCAGATATCTTTAAAAGAATATGATAAATTAAAAGAACAACAACACTATATTACAGATAAGTCTTTAATTGATATTATAGATAACATGGAAAGACTATTAAGAGCATTAAGAAAACATATAGTTAGAACGGATATATAATGGCAAGAAAATCAATTGTAGAAGCAACTAGTCAAATCATGGGTCAAAAGGAGATCAATCATTTAGCAGATGATAGAGGGCCAAATGATTTAGAAAAAATTATTGATGAACAAGATAAAACAATTTCTCATTTAAAACATGATAATAAGACACTTGCCAAAGAAGTATCTGACCTAATAGAAGAAAAGAAAAGGATGCTTGACAATAGGTCCTAAATCTGTTATAATATTACTATGAAACATATAATAATAGCATTTTTAGTATTATGCTTTACTACTACGGTGGGAAATACTAACGAGAATAACATTGTTAATAAGATCACAAATCATATTGGCAATGAAAAAGTAAAAATTATTGAGTATCAAAAGAAAAGTTGGACAGAAGCGAAAGAGCAAACTGCTAAAAACTTTGCAACGATTAAATCTTGGTTTGTTAAGAATTAGTCTTATAAATAATACTATACGAAACATACAGATACAACAATATACAATTAACATACAAAGGAAATATATATGAATACAAGTATAGCGGCCTTAAAAAGGTCAAAGTCAAACCTAGATACCCTAGTCAGCGAACTTAATAAAGTTGCTGAACCTCAAAAACAAAAGAACTCATATGCTGATGACAGATTCTGGAAACCAGAATTAGATAAGTCAGGTAATGGCTATGCAGTTTTTAGATTTCTACCAGCAGTCAAAGGTGAAGATTTACCTTGGGCGAGATTATGGTCTCATGCCTTTCAAGGACCTGGTGGTTGGTATATCGAAAACAGTTTAACAACA